GGCAGATTTAATCGTGGCACAGCTTAACTCAAAAAGGAAACAAAATGGCAAATTTAACCTTAACCCGACAATGGGTGGAAAATATCTATCAACTGGAAACCTCCGACCCTGTAATGGGCGGGCCAGACGGCATTGATAATCGCCAAGCCAAAGAACTGGGGGCGAGAACGAATTGGCTAAAAGACCAAGTAGATACCGTTAACCGAGACCGTGCAGGCTATGCACCAAAAGCAAGCCCAGCGTTCACTGGCACCCCAACCGCCCCCACTGCCAACCAAAACACCAGCAACACCCAAGTTGCGACGACAGAATTTGTGAAAAACGCAATCGCTGCATTGGTAGGTTCAGCCCCAGCAGCATTGGACACGCTGGAAGAATTGGCACGTGCATTAGCTGGTGATGCAAACTTAAAAGCAACTTTGCTTGCGGAAATTGGGAAAAAAGCGAATGCCACTGATTTTAATGCCTTACATGATTTATTTGTTGGTATCCCTATTCCTTATCCGCTTTCTACTGTCCCAACAGGTTGCTTAGCGATGAACGGACAGCGATTTGATGCTCGTCGTTATCCAAAATTGGCACAGAAATATCCGTCAGGTGTATTACCTGATTTGCGAGGGGAGTTTATTCGTGGTTGGGATAATGGGCGAGGAATTGATAATGATCGAACAGTACTTTCAAGCCAAGGTGATGCTATCCGAAATATCAAGGCTGGTTCACCAGTCGGCTCATACAAAGGATGGATAGCCAATGGGGATGCTAAACAGGGAGATACTAATGGTGCTATCAGAATAAATTCTAATGGAGCAAGAACCCTAATTAATGGAACGGAAAATCACCCTAGCGGGAATTTAAACTGGATTTTTTGGGATTTCGACGCAAGTCGCACAGTTCCCACTGCCAACGAAAACCGCCCCCGCAACATCGCCTATCACTACATCTGCCTAGCCGCATAAGGAGTACAACATGACCGTAACATTTAATCAAGACGGCTTTGCCGAAACCAGTGGTGAAATTACCGTGTATTGCACTGACAACCAAGGTATTTATAGCCACAGCATAACCGAATATGTGACCGAAGGTGGAAGCCTTTCCGCAGGCAGTTATTTAGATGCCCCGCCACAACCGAAACAAGGCTTTGTCATTGTACGAGTAGAAAACAGTTGGCAATACCAAGCCGACCATCGTGGCACTTATTACAACAAGGAAACAGGCGAAAAAGTAGAACATACCGCACTAGGTGAATTGCCCGAAAATTTAACCGCACTTGCACCGCTTGCCGAGCCTTGCAAGTGGAATGGCTCAGGATGGGTAAAAGATGAGGCTAAAATTGCTGATAATTTTGCAAAAAATCAAGCAAAGCTTATTGCAAATATTGATGAGCATGCGGCAAGAATTTACAGCACATGGACTCGTTTTGAATCTGAGTACCGTGAGCGCCAAGCCGCTGCGGAAGCCTTTAAAAAAGCAAACTATCAAGGCGAATGCAGCCGATATATTACAGATTTTGCCAAACGCGCCGGGTTAAATAACCAAGCCGCAACAGAATTGATTTTGGTGCAAGCCGCTGGGCTTGAGAAATTACAGTTAGAACTTGCCAACCAGCGAATGCGTAAATACGAGCTTAAAGTGCCGGGATTGACAATCGAAAAAATGCAGTCCATTCACGATGACATTATTAAGCAAATGGATGCATTGATGGAGGCTTATAACAATGGCTAACTGTATCTATCTCGCTTTTTATAAGCATAAACGCAGCTTCTTAAAAGAGCCTTTTAAAGCCTTGGCCGATGCAGTGACTCGCTTTTTTACAAAAGGTAAATACTCACACTGCGAGATAGCAGTTGAGCGACTAGAATTTACTCAAGGCGACCACTATGAACACGTTACAGTTTTTGATTGCTATTCAGCGTCTGTGCGCGACGGTGGCGTTCGCTGCAAGCAGATTGATTTATCTGACACGGACAAGTGGGATTTAGTCTTACTAGATAACGTAACAGAAGCGCAGATTAAATCTTATTACAACCGCACGTCCGGCGCTAAATATGACTGGTGGGGGGCGTTAGGTATTGTGCTTGGGATTAAACAAAAACGAAGCAAATATTTTTGTTCGGAATGGTGCTTTAACGCAATTTATAACAGCGAAGAAGGCTGGCGATTTAGCCCAAACCAACTTGCAGCGATGGTGCATAAAAATGGATAAAACAACGATTAACCTTTACCGTGGTGATGACGAGGAATGTATTATTCGCCTGTTTGAAAAGCAGCTGGATAAATCATTAAAGCCATTCGATTTAAGTGATATGGCGCGCTTTGATTTGTGGGCTACAGTCAGAAACAAGCCTGTGCTAACACTATCATCCACAACAGGTGAAATCGAAGTTGTAGATGCCCCAGGCGGCGTTTTAAAAATTACGTTTAGTCACAGTTTAACAAAAGACGCGACGTGGTCTCAAGCGGACTATGATTTACAGGCGGTATCTAATAAAGGACGGGTTAAAACGCCAATTCAAGGTGGTCGAATTAACCTCAAATTTGATGTTACACCTGATATGACAGAGGCGCGTAATGGATGACATTGTTGCAGTGGTTGACCCACCCCAAGAAATAGTGGCGGTAGTCGAAAAAGGTGAAGTTATATATCAAAGTGACGACGACTTACCAGATTTATTAACCATTTATGAGTTAGCCAAAATATAGGAGCACTATGGAAAATCAAAACCATAAAAAAATAGTTGATGCAATCAAGGCCATCGGCGCGGATTATAAAAGTCTGCATGAGGCAATATCTGCAATTCAAACTCAACAAGGCAGCGGAGAACAAGCTACGCTCACTAAAATTAACGAGTTAATTAGCCAGGCAGAAACACGTATTTTAAATAAAATTAAAGGCGGTGAGCTTTCTGAAGATTTAGATACGTTGTTTGAAATTGCGGCCAAAATTGGAGAACTTGTGTCAGATAAGTCTGTTCGCGAAGCTCTAACTAGCACTCTGCAAGAGATCAAAACTAACGTTACAAATCTTCAAAGCTGGCAAACAGAAATGGATAACTTAGACCTAGTGGGTGAGTACAATAAAGCTAAGGCATCATAATGGCGCTAAAAGAACAACTGACAAGTCTCATTCCTTTAATTGCTCAAGATGTTAAAGATAAAGGCAGTTCGTCCGTGTTAATTCAAGGCAACGGGAGACCAGATAAACCTGACACAACAAGGTTTCTTAATGGGTCTAACGTTTATGAAAATAAGATTAAAGGTAATGAGCCAAACGGAACTTTTTATAACTCAACAAACGGTGCAGGCGTTGGAGCATACCTATGGCAAAAGCAAAATGGACAGTGGACTGTTATATCGGGTGATACAGGTATTAGACGACTATCTAACATTTCTGTAAATATTAAAGAAGGGGCTATTCATTTAAGACGAGTGAATAACAGAGTTGAGTGTTCTTTCTATGCGGGGCGTTGGGACACTATTTCTTTTTACGGGAGCAGTAATCCTAAATTCACGAGGAAAAATCACGCCAAGCGAATGGATATTTTACCCCCTCCGAGAATACCAGTTGGCTTCCGTACACGCACGCCTATTATGCTTCCGTTTTATAGCGATGACGGCGATGAAATTGCTACTGTATATGTTGCTAGTATAGGCGATAGAGCTTATATTGAGTTAAGATTTAGGGATAAAGTACCAACAACAGACCTTGATTATATGCGTCTTCCAGTCGTCAGTTGGATAACTGACGACCCATTCCCTGATACTTTGCCTTAATTAAATAAAATGCTGTCAATTTTTGCTGCGGTTTACAAGGAATAATAATGACAAACAAACAAACAAACAAACAAATGGAGTGTACTATGTTTAAACAAGCACCACTACCGTTTGTTGGGCAAAAGCGAATGTTTTTAAAACACTTCGAGGAAGTATTAAACGCCAACATTACGAATGATGGCGATGGCTGGACTATCATTGATACATTCGGCGGTAGCGGTTTATTAAGCCATGTAGCTAAACATCTCAAGCCTAAAGCACGCGTAATCTATAATGACTTTGATGGATACGCTGAGCGATTGATGCATATTGATGACATTAATGCGCTTCGCGCACAGCTTTACGCGGTAGTTGGTAACGCTACGCAAAAAAACAAAAGATTGACGAAGGATTGTAAGGCAGAATGCATCAAAATCATTCAGAATTTCAAAGGTTATATTGACCTGAATTGTCTAGCGAGCTGGCTTCTATTTAGCGGCCAACAAGTGGCAACATTAGACGACTTATTTCAGAACGATTTTTGGCATTGTGTTAGACAGTCTGATTATCCGAAAGCGGATGGATATTTAGACGGGCTTGAGATTACGCGCGAGTCATTCCACACGCTTTTGCCTAAATTTAGCGGCGACCCTAAAGCCTTATTCGTTCTAGATCCACCATATTTATGCACTCGTCAGGAAAGCTATAAACAGGCGACATACTTTGATTTAATCGACTTCCTCCGATTAATCAACATTACTCGACCGCCTTATATTTTCTTCAGCTCAACGAAGTCGGAGTTTGTGCGGTTTATTGAGTATATGGTAGAAGATCAGGTTGATAATTGGGAGGCTTTTTACAACTCCAAGCGCGTTGTTGTTAAGGCTTCAGCAAGTTATTCCGGGAAGTACGAAGATAACATGGTTTACAAGTTCTAGGGCTTAAAATTTAAACGCCCTTTAATGATGATTTAAAGGGCGTTTTTATTTCTCAAAATTCGTGGATTTTAACCGCTAAAAATGAGAAACTTGAAGTGTTTTAAATTTCTCACATTTAG